CTCTTATAGATTGGAGACCATTTGAATTTTTCGATAGATTAGTAATAGAACCTTTGCAAAGATTTGGTACTATTCGTTTGGGTATTGCAATATATCCTGAGTGTGAAACATGTGATAACCTTGACTATACAAATGATCCACCTGATACAGATAATGATCCTGAAGGGTATTATCAAGAAGTAGGTAGTGGTACCGCGTATCCCGATAGTTTATTATTAAGTGCATGTGGATTAACTGATGACGATACATCTTTAGCCACTTTATATTTAAAGGTACCATCAGGAGTTGAGGGTTGTACACAAAACGGATCGCTCCCCAGCTTTGAACCAACATTAGTCGGAATTACAATAGACAATATTGTTAGTCAACAAGAAAGATATGTTATTAAAATAACCTCAACAGGAAACTACGGAAACTTAAATTTATACACAAAATTATTTACAGATAATAATGGTGTGGATCATACTCTTTATTATTTTGACGATACAAATGTTATAAGTTGGTTAAATGGGTCACAACAAACAGGAACAATTGCTTATAAAATTTTTGATTCACAGGCATTAGTTAACGGTACACAACCTGGTGGAGGATTAAATTCAGAATTAGAGGGAGGATGTCAACAATATGTTACTGTTTATAAAGAAAGTATAGTTAGTGGAACATATTGTGTTACTGACCCATCAACAACATATAGTAATTTAACATCATCTGATATTGTTGCTGGTACAACTTGTACAAGTGGAAAAGTTGCTGTAGGTCAAGTTATAAGAAATACAAATAATAACCCATGTGGTACTTGTGGTACTCATAGTGGTTTTTCCGAATTTAGATTTGGTTTATTTACCATAATTCCGGCCGCATCAACAACTAATTGGGGTGTTAATTTTGATGCAATAACCGAGTATTCAAGAAGAAAACTTGTTGCTAAATTATTCTGTGGAGGAATTGCCAATTATAAATTTATAGATAATTGGTTAACAGGTGCACTATACATGTTTCCGTTTAAGGCTAAAGTTAGATGGGATGATGAGAGAGAGTTAGATTTAAATGTTAGAAGAACAAAATATTGTGAAAATCTTTTATATTTTAAAGTTAAAGAAGAAGTATCTGAGACACCAGTAAAAAGATTTTATTATAGATCAACCTATTTTAATGGAACCTCATTTAATAGAAGTTTAAGAAATTCTTTAGGACACCCAACAACATTAGTTGATATGGGTCCAAGAGACGAATTTATAAAAGAAATTTGTATAGACCCAAATATGGACCCTAATTGTTCTGTTGTTAGAAACATAGGTCCAACATCATATCAAAATTTTAAAGAATTACTCGGTTTATATATTAACTATAGATTAGACTATACCGATAATGGTGGATACACCATTTTTTTCCAAAATGACGGATTTAATTCTCAATTGGGGTTAAATAATGTATTGAATGGAGATATCCTCCAATTAATTTCAATTAATAATGAAGTCGGAATTGAAGAATTTGATTTACAGAACAGAAATTATGCTGTTTATACTCCACAAGTTTTGGATGTTGAGAGTTATCCCACACTATTAGATGGTGGTCCATTACCAGTAAATTTTGTTTTAGATGATGGTGAAGGACTTAGAGTGAGATTGTGTTTAAATGAGCCGGGTAGATTAACTGAATCATCCCAAGTTGTTCCGTTTTATTTATGGAATAAAGGTGGGGTAGGTTTTGGATCCGGTGTTGATCAATCATGGGATTATTCTAACATACAATCACAACCATTACAAGGTATGACATATAACTACAATTATACAGGAGATTCATCACATAAGTATATATTATTACCTATGACTAAAGAATATGATGGTAACACATTTACTTATAATGGTGTTACTTTAAATGATGTTAATGCAGATGTTGAAACAACAATTATAGGTGGACGAAATTCATATAATACAAAACCAGAGGGTTTTACTGTTTTAGAAATTTCTTCAGGAACGGTTGACAATCCTTTAAGTGGTACCTTATATACAAGAACAAGTGATGTGGGTGGATGGTCTTCAGTTTCATGGACAAGTAATATTGATTTTGTAATAAAACCAACAACAAATAATTATAGTGGAAATAAACAAATACTTTCCACACCATTTTTATTTTATTTTGGATTGAGACCGGGTAAAACCGCGGTTGATAAATTTATCGAAAGGTTCGGACCAAAAGACGCATTTACATCCGCTGAATAATGGAAAAAAAAGAAATTATATTACCAACAAAAAGATTTGCTAATGCTGATAGTGAAGATATTAATATACGTGTTGGTTTAGAAGAAGAAAAATCTCTTTTAAGAGAGGGTGATAGAAATGTTATTTTGGACATAAATGAACTTTTTAACAAGGAAAGAAATGATAGTAAAAATTATAAGATACATGGTAAAATAAAAATGATTTTTAAAAACATGTATTCTGGTGACACTACTTATAATCCTTTATTAAAAAATTTGTATCTAAGTGGAGACGGGTCTGATGGGTCATCAGCAGGTTTCTTACCATATAATGAATTTGCGTTATTAAGAAATGATGTCATCAGAGAAATAATTGATCCGTCATCGGTAACGGGATCATCATTAAATACATATTCTCCAACCTTTATTGTTAGTGGATATAGTGGACACACGAAAATTACATCTATGGATGCACCATATCACAATTGGAATTTTTATTTAAGTTATGTTTATAATCACAATACCGGTCACACTATGACATACACACCCTCACCTAATATTTCATATACTTTTAAAGCTGGCGATGGTATACCTTTTAAAATTACCACAGGATTAACCTTTACCACATTAACATCACCTGTTGAACATGGAATATCTAAAGGAGAATATTTGATACTAAGTGGTGAAACCGAACCAATTTATATAACTGAAGTTGGTAATGAGATTTATGATTCAGAAAAATACATTTTAAATATATTAAATAATGATATTCCAACTGGAATAACATTAACAAACAATAATGTTGTTATTGGTAAAAGATGTATTGATAAAAATAATATTAGTGGAACAACGTCAAACTACTATGTACATAAACATAAAATTTTAACATCAACAAATGATTATATACTAGATAAAATTGGTTTTGAATCTCCAATATGGGAAGACGAGAGAAAAATTTTATTTGAAAATGCGTTAGGTGAAAATGATGTTATTGTTGAAAAAAACAGAATGGAATCTGTGATATACGACTTTAAAGAACCATTTGTATTAACAGGATTAACAAATAATTTAGGATACACACCAACAGACCTATATGTAACAATTTTACTAAGAAATGGTAACGGATACTTTAATTATCCACCAAAAGTTGGATGGAAATTTAATTTTCATGACACTTGGATAGATGAACATTTTAATGGCACAGGATCCACTGAAACATCAATAGATAATGGTACACCATTTACAAGTAATAGTGGCGTGTCTGGATTTATTAGTGGAAATACTTTATCAATCGGAACAAGCGGATTAACCGGTGCATTTATTGAATATAATGATAGTGAATTAAAAGAAAGAGTGATAAGTGAGGCGTTTCATAAATTCACTACACCCACTTCTATTTTTGACCACGGACAAACTGATACACTACAATATTCTGGATCATCAATTAACAATCCACATGGTTTGTATTATCAGCCATATCATAGAGTTAAAATAAGACAATTGTCGCCGTATATTGAAACATCTAATACAAAAGAAATATTGAATTTACCTGAAAATGTAAAATACTTTGAAAGTGAGGGAGTTTGGAAATGGAGAGATTTGTATGATCAAGGATTCGTTGATCAAGATGGTTTTGGTACGAGATATCCGTTTATAAATAATACACATTATATAAAATATGATATCAATTTTTATTTAAGAAATGAAAGAGATTATACAAATAAATCTAATGGACAAAAATATTATTTGTTAATGAAAATATTAAGAAGAAATAATGATCAAAATATAATTTTAAACGGAGAAGAAACATTTAGAACTGATCTCGGTTGGCAAGATAATGCTCAAGAAATGGAACGAGATTTATTAAATGACATTATTAATCCAGTACAAAATTTTGAAACTGTTAGATATATTCACAAATCATATGTGAGTACTACTACTAATATTTTACAATCAGATATATGGTTTCAATTTTTCTTTATTAGTGGAAATACATATGTTCAAGATTACGAACCGACAGGACTTACCTCAAGAGAAAACGCAAGAATGTTGAGACAAACAACTGAAAGTTTTTTTAGATTGGAATTTTTTAAAACACCCAATAACGCGGCGCCCGACAGATTAAACAGAAGATTAGTATTTGCGAAAAACCTATCTCTACCATTAGGTGAAAAATTTTATTATACACCACTTAGAGATTACATTTTTAAACCCTTTTTTATGGGTTCAAATTATAAGAATAAAGAAAATATGTATTTGTTTTGGTTTCAAAACGACAGTGCATTAAACGAAGAAAATTTGACAGGTAATACTTTTTATATGACTGCAAAATTTTTCAATGCGGAAAATGGAACAATTACAGATTTTGTTACATCTAATTTGTCAGGAGAGGTGAATGAAACGACAAACATGTATTATAAAATGGTTATAGATAGAACGGATTATTCATATCAAATATATAGATACGACGGTAATGATGGTAGTCGTATTGGAAAACGTGGGGACCCAATAATTTTCTATGAAAGAAAAAGTTAATGAAAAAAAATAGATACGAAATATTAAAAAAACACGTAAATAAAGTTTCATTGGTATCCCCTACAAGCCAAAATTGGTATAGTCAAAACGGTGATTTAATACCATGGAATAGTGGGAGTCTTTATATTGGCCCAGAAACAGGAGATACGGTTTATAATATTAATGTTACAGGAAGTTTGATTGAGTCGTATTATAAATGGAATGGTACGACATGGATTAGTAGTAGTATTAGTGATGTTTTTCCATCTTATAACATACCATTATTTTTAGAATCCAAGGTAGATGAAATGGGAGTTATGGTTGGATTTGATGGTGACATCGAACAGGTTGAACAATTATGTAATTTCACATACACGGGGTCAACTGGAAATACCATAATAACAATTTTTAACACTGTTAACCGAGATAAACTTAAAAAAATTGTTGAACAAAATTATGATGTTGATTGGGGAGATGGTACAATAACAACAGGATTTACCGTTAGTACAGGTACCACATTAAATTCCATTACACATCAATATACATCAGGTGGAACATATAATGTATCGATAATATTGAGTGCACCTTGGATTACACAAAAAATAACAAAAAAAATAACAGTACCATTTGACTATTCTGTTGACTCTTATTTGGGTACTTTTACATATACAGGAACAAGTTTACCATATTACAATATTGATCCGGTAGAATACTATTTAGAAAGTGGTAGAACACAAAACTATTTAAACGATTTGGAATATAATCCAACTACAGGTTACACCGAGTTTTTATATTTGGGTATCGGAGGAAGTAGAATCGAAGAAAAAAGAAAATACGGATCAACATCATATTCCGATGTAACATTGGGTACAGATTCTACTGGAAATTATACCGGTTATAGTTTTACATACACAGGAAATACTACGGGTACAACTATAGTAAATTATAGAGATTATGATGATGGATATACATTAATAACAGGAAATACAACAGGTTTTACAAAAGAGGAAATAATTAACCAAATGATTACCAGAAATGAACATTTCTTAGGTTTTGTTGAAGACCCAACAGTCTACTCCGATATTTTCGTTGAAAGAGGTAAACAGGGTGTTTTAGAGAAAACATTTAGACTTGGAGAAATTGATAATATTGGCGAATTAAACATTTACGGAAACGGATATTTTAAGGTTAGAAAACAATAAAAATTATATTTATTAATAAAAAGTTATGGCAGTAGGTAGTTATGGAACAATAAGACCGGCAGATGTATCTCCATCAGATGTGGAAATATTTCTTCATTATGTACCAAATAGGTTAGCCACTTCTGAAGTTACCTTTACTAAGTTAACATCGGAAGACATATTAACACCTATTTTTCACAATGAAGACACCGATACATCAGTAGATCAAACTGCAGCCGGAAACGAATTGTTGGGTGGTTTGTACAATTTGAGACTAGCGTCTAACACATTTTCAGATTTAGGTATATATACGTTACATATAAGACCCAAACAAATAAGATGTTCAATTACGGATTGCGGTATTTTAGCGTCATTACCTTCAGTTAGAGGTTTAATTATTGACTTATCAAAAGTACCCGAAACAGACAGAGGTAAATTTACTCCACAAGGACTTGTTGGTTATAGAATAGAATATTTAAATAATGATGGTACAAAAGTTACAAATTTTTATAGAATTATAACTTCTTCATTTTATTGTACTCCTGTTGTTTCTAATTTAACTAGTACAACACAAAAAGCAATTAGATACCAATATAGTAATACAACAACAAACTTAATGTTTTTGACAGTAACACCATCTTCGGCACCATCTAGTAGACCTAATGTGGTACCGTTTATTGGTGAACCGGGACAAAATATAATACTAACTAACACCTCTTTTAATCCTACCACCGTGGAAATTGAAATGGTTGAACATGATGCATCGACATTAGCACATGCATTATATGGTAACCAAACTAAAGCAGTTTCTTCGGGTATATACACCATCTACGATAACAATAACGATATCTACAAACAGTACAACCTATACGAAGTTAAGGATGAGTTTAACGAAACCTTATATGAAGTTAGAGAGGGAAAAACAGATATTGACGAGACATTAAATTTCGATGATATTACTCAATAATGGCAAGAAGAAAGGTTCCAAGTCAGGCGGCAACGGGTGCAGAAACATTTAGTGATAGTTTAGTCGGTAGACAAATTACCGACGGTACTAGCCAATTGACTAATACGAACTTCGCAATTGATAGAATTATACCCGAAAAGGATGTAAAGTCTTTCAGAAGTGGCCAATTTTCAAACTTCTTGACATTAGATGATTTAAAAGACGAAAAATATAATTCGGAAAATCAAATCTCTGAATCCAAAAAGAAAGATGTAAAATTTAGGACATCTAAAGATGATGCGGGTAAATCTTTATTTGGTTCGTTAAAAAATAGAATTGGTGTATCGTTAAGCGATATCATTCAAAAATTCCCTGCAGCCGTTTTAGTAGATAGTAACAGTATTGTAAGAAGTTCAGATTATAATATCGAAAACATTAGTTATGATATTAGTCTAAACGAAACACAATTTGAAATCGATTTTGCTAGGTTTTACAATCCACTTAATGTAATTTTTGTTAAACCTAATAGTCAAGTAGAACCAAATACAACAAATAAGTTAAGGAACTTCTATTCTTCTTATACAAAATATGTAATAGAATTAAGTGGTGTGACTTACGATATTGTCACATATACCGAACCAAACTCTGATAACAAATTAATATTAAAGGTTAAAGGAAAACCATTTGGCTCCACACCATCCCCAAATTACTATGATGATAACATTTTAATAAGACCAAACAATGGTTTGGTAGAGGAGTTCTTTTCAAATTTAGACGAATTAGAACAATGTTTATTAGATAGAGAAACCAATCCAAAGTATACTGCAACATTTAATGTACCAAAAGATAGTCTAGACCAATCTCAAACCGTATTAAGTGAAGTTGAAGTTACATGGCCATTATCTAAAGATAATTGGAACATTAAAATAGTTGGTTTAGAATATGATTTATATGTTGAACAATTGTCCGAAGTTGCAGATCAAGTAGATGATTATAAATCTAATTTGTTTGTTAGATTTATGTCTTCTCCTCAGTTGTTTGAGTTTGATACAGAAGATAAAAAAGCGGAAGCGGTATTTCAATTATACGGACATAGTTTTGATAAAGTAAAAAAATATATTGAAAATATTGCTTACATGAGAAATGTAAGTTATGACGGTATCAACAATTTACCTGATATATTATTAAAAAATTTAGCAAATACCTTAGGTCTATCAACTATTAACTTATTTGATGAAAAGAAATTAGAGGATTTACTTTATACAAGACAAGATACACAATATTCATGATTGAAGATTGGTAAAAATGCCGTTGATGCTGAATATGAATTTTACAGAAGATTATTAGTAAATCTTTCATACATATATAAATCAAAGGGTACTCGTTCTTCTATTGAATTTTTCTTGAGATTCTTAGGTGCACCTGAACCTATGATTAAGATAAATGAATATGTTTATCAAATTACTTCATTACCAAAATCTTTTGATTTAGATGATGATATATATAATGTTATTGCTGGAATTAAAACAATTAATGTTGCAAAATTCGTTCAAAGTGGATTTACATATCAAATTGAAACCATAACAGGATCAACCACTTTTACATTAGATTCATATCCTGTTGTAGAAGGTACTAAATTTCCTAAAACAGCATATGATGAATCGTCAGATATTTTCTTTCAAAAAGGTGCTGGTTGGTATGATGTTACTTTAGACCACAGATCAATAGATATCCTTGACGAAGAAAATTCGGACTTAACGGGTAGAATCAAAACAATAAAAACAAAAAACAAATCTTTTACATACGGAGAAGATTATTTTGATGTTTTTAGAAGACTACCAGGTTTAGATACCGGTTATGAAATTGTTAGTAAAATTGACAATCGACAAAGACAAGTTGCAGATAATTATAGTTCATTTATTTTTAATAGAAAAAATATTGAAGTTTATTTGTCATCTGCAAATGCGGTCAATTACGACATATGGAGAAAATCAAGAGAATTAGAAATATCGTTTGGTAGTCAAACATTAGAACCACAAACAGGTGTAACTTTTGCTGAGTATGTAGATAAAATGATGAGTACTCAGATAACTAATTCACATACAATAAAATACAAAAAAAATTATATAAAACTTGAAGATATTTTTCAAGATTATATATCCTCTACAGGGTTTACTCCATACAATTATCCGGATGTAAACGAGTTCATTTCAAAAATGAGCCCATATTGGACTCAGGTTTTAGACCAAATAATACCATCAACATCACTATGGACTGGTGGTAATTTAATTGAGAATAACATATTTGGTAGACCAAAATACAAATACATAAAACCATGTCAACCTATTGAAATCATTGAAGATTTATATCCTGATTTTGATTCAATAATTGAAGAGATTGAGAATGATGTTAGTGATTCGATATATGGTGACATTGGTTCTACAGATATAAACAAAAATGGATCTGTTAGGTTTTACCCATCATTTGAAATTGATGGTGTAACTTATTCAGGAGAAACACACAATCCTAACCATTATGCTTTATTAAGTGGTTGTACATCAATTATAGGTACAAGTGCACAATTGTATAATACATGTCCACCTGATACATCTGATTTTAGTTTGAATCCCGACATTGTTGAATTACAATCTTTATGGTTAACGGCAACACAAAATGTTATTGATTATGTAAACGAAAATTCACCATTTGAAATCCCGAATAGTATTACAAATAGTACTGGAGGTACGACAGGTTACACAACAATCGACATATTTTCTTATGAAATTTTTACAGATCAATTTGGTGTAAAG